CCCTTCCTCCGCGGCGCCAAGGCGATGCAGGCGCGGATCGCCCGCGTCGGACGAACGGCCAGCAACGCAGCCGAGCGTGCCCTACGGATCGAGGGCGAGCGGATCATGACCCGCTCGAAGCAAGAGTTCGTCCCGGTCGACCTCGGCGCCCTCCGCGCTTCCGGCCACGTTCAGGAGCCGACGCGCCGCGGCAAAGACGTCGAGGTCGTCATGGCCTACGGTGGGCCGGCGGCACCCTACGCCCTGATCCAGCACGAGAACCCCGACTTCAGACACCGCGTCGGCCAGTGGAAGTACCTGGAGCAGCCGATGCGTGAGGCCGAGCCCGGCATGGCTGACCGGCTGGCGAAGGCCCTGAGTCTGGAGCGGCTGTGAGCGCCTACGTCGAGATCCTGGCGATCCAGCGGCCGTTCCCCTTGATGGTGGACGACAACAACCGCACGGTCTTCGCCGTCAACTTCCAGGCGGAGGCTCAGGCGCCGGTCGAGAAGTGGGAAGAGGAGATTGCAAAGGTCCTCTCCGACGCCGGCTTGGCCACGCTCGGGACGAACTGTTTCATCGGACCGGCCGCGGTGATTCCAACGGGCACCGGCCCCTTCATCCAGATCATCGACTCCGGGGGGCGCTCCCCCGACGAAACGCACAACGGCTCGAAATACGAGCGGCTGTCGGCACAGATCACGGTTCGGGCGACCTCCTATGGTGCGGCACGGACCCGCGCTCTCGCCATCTGGCGGGCGCTTGACGGAAAGAGAAACGTAACGGTCACGGCGGCCTGATCGTCGCCGGAAAGGAGAAGCACGATGAGCCTCGCGCAGGCAGGACACGGCGCGACGATCGCCATCGAGAGCAACCCGGTAGTGGCCGGGACGTTCGTGGTCGTCGCCGAGCTGAACGGAGACATCACCTGGCCGGAGCTGAACCGCCCGGTCACGGAGGTGACTCCGCACCAGGACACGATCGACTCCCACGTCCACGGGGTGCTGACCCGCGGACCGCTTACCTGGTCGGTGAACTTCATCTACGACAACGCCACGCACGACGCATCAACCGGCCTCTACAAGCACATGATCGAGAACACCCGCTTCGGCGTTCGCCTGTGGGGTCCCGGAGGATCGGCCGGCGACGACGAGTGGATCATGTCCGGCCAGATCTCGACCATCACCCAGACCTCGCCAGTCCGCGAGGGCGTCCGCACCGCCGAGGTGACGTTCCAGCCCTCGAAGGCGATGAAGATCGACGGCGTCGCCGTCGGCACCGCCGCCTGACCCATCAACCCGTAGCCAGACAGATAGAAAGGTAGGTCTCTCATGGCAAGCAAGAAGCTCCAGACTCTCAACGCCGGTGCCGTCCTCGCGCTGGCCAAGAAGCCGCCAACGATCGAGATCAAGGACGGCGACAAGGTGGTCGGTAGGGTCAACCTGAAGGCGATGAAGTCGGGCGACATGCTGCGGCTGATCAAGGCGCACCGCAGCGATCCGGACTCGGCAACGTTCGAGATGGTGCATCAGCTCGTCGTCGACGACGACGGCCAGCAGATGTTCACGCGCGAGGAAGTTGAGGAGATCCCGTTCCCGATCTTCGCGCAGCTCTCGATCGGCGTGCAGAAGGCGTTCGTCGGTATCGGCGAGGAAGCGGAGCCGGGAAAAGGTTCCGCGACGGAGACACCGGTGAGTGGCTGAGGTTCCTCTACTCGTTGGCGCTCCGGCTCGGAATCTGGAACGTCGAGGAGTGGATCGAGCAGCTCGACTGGGGGCAGGCGTTGGCCTGGCGCGCCTACGCGCAGATCGAGCCGTTCGGGGAAGAGCGCGCTGACCTACGGTCCGGCATCGTCGCGTCGGTGATCGCCAATGTGAACCGTGACCCCAAGAAGGGCAAGGCGTTCAATCCCCAGGACTTCATGCCGAAGTTTGGGAGTGAGGCATCGGGGCGGGCCACCGGCCGGCGAGAGCCGATGACGCAAGAGGCGTGGCGGGAAGTGAAAGCGATGGCCAAAGCGATCTATGCGAGCTAACTGATGGCCGTCAACATCGGCACCGTTGAGGGCCTCCTCCGCCTGCGTGACGAGTTTACGTCGCGGCTCGACGCTGCTGCGTCTCAACTCGAGAAGCACGGCAAGCGGATGGACCGCGTCGGGCGGCAGATGTCCGATGTCGGCTCCAAGCTGACGGCCACAATCTCCCTCCCGCTCGCGGCCGTGGGCGGCGCCGCCATCAAGATGGCCTCGGACTTCGAGACCAGCTTTGCCGGCATCCGCAAGACCGTCAACGCCACCGAGCAGCAGTTCGCCCAGCTTGCCAGGGGCATGAAGGATCTCTCGAAAGAGGTCCCGGTCAACGTCAACGAGCTGAACAAGATCGGTGAAGCAGCCGGCCAGCTCGGCATCAAGACCGAGAACATCCTCTCCTTCACCAAGACGGTTGCGGCCCTCGGCGTCACCACCAATCTCTCGGCGGATGAAGCCGCTACCAGCCTCGCCCGACTCGCCAACATCACGGGCCTGCCTCAGACGCAGTTCGACCGCCTGGGCTCGACCATCGTTGCCCTTGGCAACAACTTCGCCACGACCGAGGCAGAAATCGTCTCGTTCGGCCTCCGGATCGCTGGCGCTGGCAAGATCGCCGGGCTGACCGAGGCGCAGATCCTCGGCATCGGGGCCGCCATGTCCTCGGTCGGCGTCGAGGCCGAGGCGGGGGGTACCGCCGTCCAGAAGGTGCTGCTCGGCATGGTGCAGGCGGTGGCCAGCGGGGGCAAGGACCTGGAGGTCTTCGCGCGCACCGCCGGCATGAGCGCTGACCAGTTCGCGACCGCCTTCCGTGACGACGCCGGAGCGGCGTTCACCGACTTCGTCGAGGGCCTCGGTCAGCAGGGCGATGCGGCGTTTAAGACCCTGGAGGCCCTGAACCTCACGGATCAGCGCCTGATCCGTTCCTTCCTCTCGCTCGCCGGGGCTGGCGACCTACTCGAGCGGTCGATGGCGGAGGGAACCAAGGCTTTCGCAGAGAACACCGCGCTGGCCAAGGAAGCTGAGCAGCGGTACGCGACCTTCGCGTCGCAGGTCACCATCCTCTGGAACCAGGTCAGGGTCGCTGCGATCGAACTCGGCACCTCCCTGCTGCCGATCCTCCGGGATCTGATCTCGGTGCTGACGCCGGTTGTTAAGGTTCTGGAAGACGTGGCGACCCGATTCGCCTCTCTGCCGAAGGGGGTTCGCGCCTCCGTGCTGGCGCTCGCGGGTCTCTTGGCGAGCATCGGCCCCGTCCTCTTCATCACCGGGCAGCTGGTCGGCGCCTGGGGCCAGCTCGTGATGTTCGCGCCGCGGGTGGCCGCAGCGATCTCGCTGGTCGGGACCCGCTTCGCCGCTCTCGCCGCAGCAGGCGGCCCGCTCGCCCTGGTTGCTCTCGCCCTGCTCGGCATCAACGAACTGATCAAGTCGGTAGGTGACAACTTCGTTGAGCAGTCGGCTCGCATCGCCAGGGCGGCGAACGCGATTCGAGTGCCGGTGGAGTCTCTGCGCAAAGAGATCCACAAGGGACTCGTCACGCCCGAGACCCTCGACGCCGCGCAGAAGGCCCTCTTCGGTCTTCAGAAGAAGATCGCCGAGACCGAGGACAAGATTGCCAAGGCGAGCAAGGTCCGCAGCGAAATCTCGCCCCTGATCATCAAGGATCTGAAGGCCGAACTAAAACAGTATGACGCCCAGCTCGGAATGCTGTACCGGCTGATCGAGCAGGGCAGCCTGCTGGTCGAGGTGAAGAAGGAGGGCAGCGATACCCCGTTCATCCCGAAGATCGAGACCGACAGGATCAAGGACATCCGCGAGCAGTTGGAGCGGACGGTCCGCGAGCTGCGCGCCCTTGCGGCGGCGCGGGGCAGCGAGGAGTTCAAGATCATCGCCGCCGCCATCGCCGCCGGGATCGACCCAACGCGCGAACTGACTAGCGAGTTCAAGGACCTTCTCGCCGAAATCGCGAAGCTGGAGGAGGATAGCGACAAGTTCGCGCAGGGCATCCGGGATCGCATCACCGTCATCAATAACGAGATCGAAAGCATCAAGGCCGCCGCACAGGCTCTCGACGACGTGCTCGGCGAGCGGGCTGGGGGCGACATCCTGCCGCCGGTGAGCATCTTGCTCGACGACGAAACGATCGAGCGACAGCTCCGATCCCAGCGCGATCTGACCAAGGAAATCGAGCAGATCTGGAAGAACATGATCGAAGGGG